GTCGCGCCGAGCCATGCCGAGTCCAGCCGGGTTACGTGCGTTAATCGAAAGCGTGTTCTATGGTGGCGGCATATGCCCTGCACAACGGCGCGTAACGGGGAGGTCGCGCGCCGCCAAGTTCGAGCCAGTGCTTCTACTTTTACTTGCGAAAAGTAGAAGACGACGGGCACTCTTGCCTGCGTGGAGACTCCCGAGCCCGACGCCCCCACCGGCGAGACCTTCGCGCAGGCACTCGCTGCGCTCAAGGACGACTACCGCATCAGCGAGAACAAGATCGCTGAGCGCATCGGCGTCCACGTCTCCACCGTGAACAACTGGGCCCACGGCAAGGCCAACCCGCGGCCGGCCGCCATCCGCTCTCTGGCGCAGGCCTTCCCCCGCTTCACCGAGGCGCGCCTATTCGCAGCTGTCGGAAAGAGGGCGCCCGCCCCGCTTCCGCCTGACCGTCGTGACGCTGTGCTCCAGGTCTTCGACCGCCTCACCGAGGAGCAGCAGAACATGCTCCTTATCCAGGCCAGCGCAGTGGCCGACAGCAACGACCAGTCAGGCTGACGCCGCATCAACAAGAGGCGTACAACCCTCCCGTCTCCCTAGCGGTCTCAGCTACTTGGGCTTGGTCACGCTCCGTCAGGCTCCGTTGCAAAATCCATACCGGACGGTCGCAGATTCCACTTTCAACGGGTACCGTCGAGCGCACGGCCGATGCTCCCCCATTGGTCCACCTCAGCCACACGTGCAACCCGGGGGAGCCCTATGTGCATCCGCGTCCAGTACGTACCTCGCCACCTGCTCGAGGACCCGTACGACGCCTCACACCAGGTCGTCACTCTGCCTGACACCCTGCGAGAGCAGTACGCCCTGCGAGCCCTCCGGACCGTACTTGGCGAACTCGGCATCCCCCAGGCGCGCTTCGGTGCACGCTGCTGGTGCGGAGAGCAGATAGGCCTGCTCCCGCTCATCCCTCAGCAGCGAAGGAGTAACGAGGTGAGCAACCTTGGCGCGTAGGGCTACCAACAACCCACGACAGCTCAAGTCCAAGTCATGCGGGTGCGAGCTGTGCATGGACGCCTTCCCGCCGGAACAGCACGGTGAGCGCCGGCGCCGCCGTGACTGCATCGGATCCTGGCAGGCCCGCTACCGGGACGCTGACGGGCAGCAGAAGGCCAAGAACTACCCGAAGAAGAAGGACGCTGACGCCTTCCTGGACAGGACCCGGGAGGCGGTCCGCTCCGGTACCTACCTTGACCCCAAGCGCGGCGAGGTCACCCTCTCCGCATGGTGGGCGGAATGGTGGCCGGGCCACGAGCCCGAGCGGCCGACCACCCGCAACCGCAAGCTGTCCTCCTGGACTTGCCACATCGAGCCCAAGTGGGGGAAGCGCAAGCTGGTCTCCATCCGTCACACCGAGGTCCAGGCCTGGATGCGCACGGAGGTGAAGGGCCACGCCACGCAGATCAAGGTCCGCGAGCTGTTCCGCGCGCTGATGCGGGACGCGGTGGTGGACGAACGGATCCCGAAGAACCCGTTGGACGCCGTCACCATCACCGCCGCGGCCCCGACGAAGCACCCCGACGAACTGCGGCCCCCCACGGAGGAGCAGTACGCCGCGATCCGCGAGGCCATCCCCCTCTGGTACCAGCCTCTCGTCGACTTCGCGCACGAGACCGGGATGCGCTGGGGCGAGATCGTCGGCCTGCGCGCCTGCTACCTCGACCTCGAGGAGTGCGCCGCCGAGGTGCGGCACATCCTGGTGGACGACCGCGGGACCATCGTCCGCCAGCGGATGCCGAAGACCCTGGCCGGCTACCGCACCGTGCCTCTCACGGCCGCCGGGGTGGAGGCAGCGAAGCTGGCTCTGGAGCGGCTGCCCGCCTCGAGCACAGTGACTGACGTCCAAGCCGGCCTGTGCCCCGAGGAACTGGTGTTCCGTGGGCCGATGGCGGGCGAGGCCCGGCTCATGAAGGGCGAGCGGACCACGCTTGACGGCGTGCTGCGCGGCAACAACTTCCGCCGGCGGATCTGGATTCCCGCGATCAAGGAAGTGGGATTGGCACGGCTCATCAAGGACCCGGACACGGGGCGCGAGGAGTACTGGCCTCGCTTCCACGACTACCGGCACGCATTGGCGAGCCGCCTGCACGCCCGCGGGGTGAGCGAGAAAGACGTCCAGCTCGTGCTTGGACAGGAGCGGGGCGGCCGGGTCACCTGGCTATACACGCACGGCACCGAGGGTGCGGCCGACCGGGTGCGCCAGGCGCTCGAGGGCGGCGGCGACGCTCGCCACCTGCGAGCCGTCTCGTGACCGCAGACAGGGCGGGAGTCCACAACGATTCCACAAAACCCCCTCGGAGCCACTCGGCACGACTCGGCGTGACCGGGGTTCTCGGTGACGCGAGCCGTTGACCTGCGCTCGGAGCCACTCGGCGAGGCTCGGCGAAAGCCGGATCTAGGTGCATGTGATTTTGCATGGCAGATGTCAGGGGTTCGACTCCCCTAGGCTCCACAGCAGGTCAACCGCCCTCCGAGGTCATCCTCGGAGGGCGCTTCCATGATCAGAGTCCGCATAGAGTCCACATCCCCAGGCGCAGCCCGCCTTTGGACTCACCCGTCCGGGGGACTGGACTACCTGCACAGGGAACGTAGAGTGTCGCGGACGAGGAGGGCAGGTTGTGTCTCCCCACGCACGCCTGAGACGCGCTCCTCGTGATCCTGTGCGGAGTTGACGGGGAAGGTCAGCCCCACAGGCGAGGGCCCCCACCGGTTATGTCGGTGGGGGCCTTCTGGCGTACAAGGTAGACCGCCCCGGAGGCAGACGCCTCCGGGGCGGGACGCCTTGACCGAGTCTTAGCGTCTAACGGCCGGAACGGTGGAGACGCGTACACCGTCCGGCCGCTTCGGGTACCGCACAGCGGCCCGACGGCGTGGGCGCTGAGGCGGTGGTAAGCGGATTCCCCCGCCCGAGATCATTAAATTTGCCTGGCCATGCAAAGACAAGGGGTCATGATCACGCAAGCGTGAGCACGTGCTCGATCCCATGCCCGACTGGGTTTTATCCCGCCGCCGGCAGATCGGGGAGCGCATCCGTAGCGCGCGCCGCACGGCGGGTCTGTCTCAGCTGGAGCTGGCCATCCGCGTCGGCCGCGACCATCGCACCGTCCACCGGTGGGAGTACGCGACCGCCGACCCGTCACTGTCCGACCTGCTGCTGCTTGCAGCCGCGCTCGGCGTACCGCTGCCCGAGCTGGTGAAGTGAGCGGCCGCCCCCGACGGGGGTGGCGGGGACGGCCGCCGTCTGGCCCGCTACCGGCGCCGTCGGAACTTCCGGTAGCGGGGGCTCATTCAGACCACTCCACGCCCTTGACGGACGTGGGCTTGGCCCGGCCGGTGTAGTAGTCGACGTGCTCGGAGTCGGTGTGCGGCTGCCGAGTGCAACGGCCGAGGCCCTTGGGGTGCTCCAGCCAGCAGTAGCCGGCCGCGCGGCCACCGGACTGCTGAGCACGCAGCGCGCGCGCCAGCAGGCTCATGTCCTTGTCGGTGGTCCGGGTCATCGCCACTCCTGCCGGACGAGGCGGAACAGGGCGCGGTGGACGTCGCAGGCGGCGGCGTCGTCGGCGCACTGCGTGCAGGTCGCGGCGTGCACGAACAGGGCATCATGTGCCCGGCTGGCCGCGCAGGTCCGGCAGGACCGGGGGAACCACCGCTCGTCTCCGTCGCGCTGCTCGTCCATGCTCAGGGACGACTCGCCCGTCAGCGGGGCTCGGCACCAGACACAGCACGCGCCGCGCTGCTGAGCGTCGGGCAGATCCTCGCGCTGCGGCAGAGCCAGCACAGCGAGTACTTCCTGGGGGATCGCGTCTACGGACGTATGGGCGGTACCGTGCGCCATGTCGACTCCAGTCAGTCGGCCACGCCCCGGGCCGTGTCAGCGGCCGCGGGGGCTTTCCATGTGGTGACCGTACGCCGCTTGTCAGGTGTTGTCATGTGACGTCAGCCGACGAGAGGCATCGACGTAGCACACCTACGGTCGATATATGACCGTGGACCTCGACGGACCCGAGCCGCTGTACGAACAGATCGCCACGATCCTCGCTGCCCGCATCACCGACGGCACGTACCTGCCGCGCCGCCGGATCCCCTCGGAGGCGGACATCGTCGCTGAGTTCTCGGTGTCGAGGCCGACCGCACGGGCGGCCGTGCAGCTGCTCATCGAGCGCGGCCTGGTCCACACAGTGCGCGGCAAGGGCTCGTTCGTGGTGGACTCCCCCCGGACATGACGAAGCGGCCCCGCCCTCCCGAAGGAGAACGGGGCCAACATCACGGGTACTGACGGCGCGTGGGGTCGAGGCCGGCGGAGAGAAGACCGCCCCCGCCCCCGTTGCCGGGCTGTGGATCGGGTGCTCCGTCGCGGCGGCACACGAGGGCGTCCGGATCGTCGGCTGGGGGCTGGAGGCTGTAGCCGTCGGGGCAGGCAGGGCCGGGTGCCCCGGGTTCGCCGCGAGGCCCCTGCTCCCCGCGTTCTCCCTGTGGGCCTGGCGGCCCGGTCACGGTGTCGCCCGGCGGTCCCTGCGGTCCCACAGGTCCTGGCACGGTGGAGTCGTCGCCGTCCCGGCCGGGCGCTCCGGACGCGCCGGGTGACGGGGTGATGGTGGGCGCCGGCCGTCCAGGTTCTCCCTGCGGACCGCGGGGACCCGGGATCGGCACCGGCACCTCGGCGCGGGCAGGCAGGTCATCGACCGCGTCGGACGGATCCGGCGCGACCGGCGTCTCACCCTCACTCCTCACCTGCGTCCTCAGCTCACGTACGTCTGTGGCCAGCGTCGTCACGGCCTGGCCGCGCCGGTCCGCCTCGGCCGCGAGCTGGTCGGCGCGGCTGGTCTCGGCGTCGATACGCCCCCAGACGATGACGACCGCGCCGGACAGGGCGACCAGCCAGCACAGCAGCGCCAGCGGGCGCCAGCGGCGGGCCAGCGCCCGCTCTGTCCGGGTCACGATGGTCCTCCGGGTGGGATGAGTGCGCGGAGCCGGGCAATCTCCGCCTGGTCTGCGGCCCGCAGCGCCGACTGTTCGGCAAGCTTGGCGTTCAGCTCGGTGCGCTCGGCCTTGAGGGCGTCACGCTCCTCCTGCAGATCGTTGGTGAGCGAGCTGTAGCCGGTCAGGGCGTTTTCGCCGCGCTTCCCGAGGTACGCCACCACGCCGCCGACGACCGCTCCTACGCCCACGAGCAGGCTGCCGAGGGTGGTGGCGTCCAAGGTGGCTCCTACTGCTGGCGCGCGGTGCTGGCCGGCCGGTTGGGCACGGCCCACGTGATGCCCCAGGCGGCGAGTACGGCGAGCGCGATGGTGACGCCCTCACCGGTGGTCAGGACGCTGTCCTGCGCGGCCGTGGCGAGGGCTGCCGAGCCTGCGGCGATGCCGGACACGGCAGCCTTGGCGACGCTGCTGATCTTCATGACGATCCGTTCTTCGAGTTGGGATGGGCATGCGGTGCCGGTCAGGAAAAGAGCCGACGCCAGGTCTCGGGGCCGGGGTATCCGTCAGCGCCCGCGCCGGTCCACGTCTGGGCGCGTTGGAAGGCGGCGACAGCGCGACGGTCGGACTCGGTCCAGCGGGGGCCGGGGCCGACGGAGTAGTACTTGCCGTAGCCGCGCTTCACCAGCTGCTTGCCCAGCTGGGTGACGTAGTTGTTGGACTGCCCCAGCGCGAAGTGCTTTCGGCCGGGGAAGGCGGGGATGGCCGCCGCGGGCGGGTTCGTTGGCTTGGGCAGGTTGAGCGCGGCCCGTGCCAGAGCGAGCAGCTCGGGGAAGTCGATGGCGCCCGGGTCGCCGTGGTCGTTCTCCGGAACGTGCATGTGCCCGCACACGCCCTTGAACGCGGGCCACGTGGTGGCGGACATGCGCTGGCCCGCGCCGTTGGCGTACGACGACGGGTAGGCCGGCCACCTCGAGGGCCCGGACAGCGGGACACCGTGCTCCTCGTGCAGCCAGGCCAGGAAGTCAGCCAGATCTCTCTTCGCCCAGTCGGGAGCCTCAGGCCAGTAGATGTGCTGGTAGCCAGCCTTGACCCACTTGGCATGGGTGGCGGGGTCGCAGGTACCGACCAGCTCCGCCTGGACCACGTTGAGCGTGTTCGTCTCGACGCCGCCGTACCGGTTGGCCAGGGCCCGCGCCGAGGAGTCGATGCGGAAATGCTGGTACCAGCGCAGCCTGCGGCTGGCGAAGTCGGGGATGGCGGTCAAGTTGGGGGCGCTCGCGCCCTTCCTGCCCTGGCTGTCGACGTAGTTCGGGACCGTCCGGCCCTCGGTCGTGTGCAGGCACGCGACGTTGACCTCCATCGCGGTGGCGTCGAAGTCGTCCTCGTACCAGTACGAGACGTGGTCGGCGCCGGGGTAGTACTGGGGGCCGGTTCTGGTCGTCATCACACACGCTCCGGCCAGGTCCACACCGCAGGCGTGCCCTCGATGCCGTCGAGGTTCTCGCGGAGCACGACGGACGTGCGCCAGGTGATGGACTCGCTGTCGTGCAGGACGCGAACGTTGACCGTGGTCTCGGACCACACGCGCGTGATGACGGCCGGGGCGACGGTGGCGCCGTTGTTGGTGGCCGGGTCCATGGGGACGTGGACGATCCGCCCAACGGACGGAAGTTGCTGCGACACGGGACCTCCAGAGGCATGAGAAAACCCCGGCCATTTCGGCTCGGGGCGTCAGAGGGAACGAGGGTTCAGCGGCAGGCGTAGGAGACAGGCGGGACCCAGACACGTCCGTCCCCTGGCGCACCCGTCGTGGGCGAGTAGGAGAGCGGGGACAGCAGGGTCCCGGCACCGGTCTCGTTGCGCTGGCCGATCCACAGGTCCGTGCCCTGATACGGGACACCGTCCACCACGCTCACCGTGCGAGCCTGGCCGCCGCAGCCGAGGCTGACGTCCCGGCGTCCGCCGGGCGGCGCGGACCAACCCAGGTTTGCGGGCGCGGTCCACGGCCCGGTCAGGGACGGGGCGGTGGCGTAGCCGGTCGGGGTGCCGCTGCAGTAGCCGCACTTCTCGGAGTACGTCATCACCCACGTGCCGGTCGCCTGGTCCTGCCACGCCCCGACGCCCTCAACCTCGGTGAGCCCCGCCAGCGCAGCCGACCCTTGGCCTGTGCTGTTGGCCCAGTTCCAGTCCAGGCGGTCGACGGCGAGGGTGCCGCCGTAGCTACAGATGATCGCCGCGCCGACCCCGTCGGGGACGAGGGCGAAATCGCCGTTCTCGCCGTTGCACTGGGTGAGGCGCGGCTTGTAGGTGGAGCCGTGGGGCGCGCCCGCCCCCGTGCCGCACGGGCCGGCCGGGCCGTTGCAGCCCATCAGCCAGTACGCGTGCGTGGTCGTGCTGGTACGGGCGTCGGGCATGTTGAAGTACAGGATCCATACGCCGTCGTGGCGTTGGACGAGACGTGGGTTGAAGCAGCCGTGGCCGTTCGTCAGCGCGCACTCGGCGGCGAAGGTCCGACCGGTGTAGGGGTTGACCTCGCTCACCGGGAACAGCGTCTGCGGGGTGGACCAGGGTCCGGCGAGGGAGGGTGCGGTGGAGACTCCGAATCCGCACCAGGGCGAGGGCTGGTACCACTGGAATCCGCAGCTGTAGCGGGACCCGACGAGGTAGTACGTGCTGCCGTCCTCGTAGACCATGCCGTCGTGCAGGTCGAGCCCGTCGATGGCGACCGGCTGGGGCCCGGTGGCGGGCTCGCCGTCGGAGACTGCTGGGGTGCCCGCGCCGAGCAGCGCGGCGGCGGTGAGAACTAGAGCGGCCAGGAGGACGTAGGCACGGCGCACGCTGGCCTCCTTTCAGGTAGGCGAGCGTTGCGGGTTGCGACGCGAATGGCCGGCGTCGGCGGCTTACACGAGGCCCCAGGCGGCGATGTGCCGGTAGTCGAACGTTGCGGTGCTGGCGGAGTTGACCCTGTGCTTCGTGGTGATCGTCAGCGTCTCCCCGGCGACGAGCCCGGTCAGGCGCTTCGTCAGGCACAGCGACAGGTTCGTCGTGCCGGAGCCACTCCAGATCAGAGCGGCGCCGTCGTTCGCCGAGTACACAGTCCCGGAGGTCGATCCGACCGCCTGCCAGCTGGTGATCGTGTTGAGGGACCCGCTGTTGCGTTGCGTCGAGCGGACGGAGATCATCACTGATCCCGACGGTGGGACGGTGATCGCCAGGCTGAAGGCGCCACCGCTGGCGTCCGTGAACGTGGTGGATGCGGTGGTGCGTGTCGTGGTGTCCTCGGCCTCCCCGTTGGCCACGGTGATGAGGTCGTTCACGTCCTCGGCCAGGGTCTGCCAGTGTTCCCAGGTCCGGGTGTGGTCTGTGCTCTCCGGGTACGTGATGCCCTTGGCGGTCTGCTGGGTCATCTCATCGTCTCCAGTTGATCGTCAGCGACCACGCGGCGGACCAGGAGGCGCGTCCGGCGAGTCGGAGGTAGGGGGTGTCGGCCGTGAGGCTGATGGCGAGTCCGCCGCGGGTTCCGTCGACCATGGCCTGCGCCCAGCTGACGGGGATGGCGAACGCGTTGTTCGTCGAGTTCACCGCGAGGCTCGGCCCGCTGGTGGTCTCGTTGAGGGTGGGCGCGCCGGCGGGCCGGGTCGGCTGGGACACCAGCCGCAGCGTGGCTGTGCGGGCCGCGAAGTCTCCGCCGCCCAGGCGCCGTACCTGGATGCTGGCGCTGGTGACGGTGGCTCCGGCAAGGGTCCGGGGTGTGGTGCCGTAGAAAGCACAGCCCGTCATCCGGCCGTACGACGATCCGGCGTAGCGGCCCTGGTAGGTGTCGAAGCTGTTGATGGATCCGCCGTCGGAGCGCCAGCTCCCGTCACGGTAGGTCGAGGTGGCGACCGGCGCGCACACCAGCCGGCCGGTCTTGACGATGGGCTTGGGGTCGGGTGAGACGTCGCCGCCGTCCGGACCGCTCCCGGCGGCCGGAGGCGTCGGCGGCAAGGACGGCGCCGCGGGGACTTTCGCGATCGCCCAGTAGGTGGCGCCGCGCCGGATCAGCAGCAGCTGGTCGTTGGCGGCGACGGTCAGGCCGGTCACGACCCGGGCGGTGATCTCGATGCCGCCGATCCGTGCGATGCAGGCGCCGGACGCGGACGCGGTGAGGGCCACGCCCTGCAGCGCGCCGAGCCCGGCTGTGGTGACGCGGGTGTCTGCTAGGTCGGCCATCAGATCACCCTCACGGTCAGCGTCATCGCGCCGGGCGAGTACGGCAGCGACAGCGACTCAATGACACACGGCTGCGCGATCAGCCCCGCCCCGGTCACCGACACCACGTCCCCGGGCATCAGCCCCGGGTGAGGCACCAGCGTCACCGTCAGCGTCCGTGCCGCCGTTCGCCGCAGCCGCAACAGCGTGGTCGCGGCCGCGGTCCGGCATTCGGTGATGGTGCGCAGCAGCGGCGACTGCATGCGGTACGGGACAGGCAGCGGGTTGAAATTGCCGCCGGCGCGCAGGGGGCTGCCGGCCTGCTGGTCGTAGGCGACGCCTTGGATCTGGTTGCCGGAGGAGTCCTCGCCCTGCGCGACGACGGCGGTGTACGCGCCGTCACGGCTGGCCGATCCCTTCCACTGGACCACGGTGCCGCCGACACCGTCCGTCAGGTTCAGGACGGGAGTCCCGCCGTCGACCAGCGGTGCCACGTGCAGATAGCCGTCCTCGGTCACCGTGGCATCGGCGGGCCAGGCGTCGAGCAGCTCGCCGAGCGCGCCGAGGCGTTCGGTGTCCCACTGCATACCCAGCGGCACGGACCGGTCAGTGAGACTGCTGTCGATGGATACGGTGAGCGCGGGCTCGACCAGGGCGCGCGCGGTGCTGGCGAACGTGTCGGTGCTGGCCGGCTGGAAGGGGGCCACGAAGTCGGCCTCTTGGATGAGGGAGAGGAGCCCGGACGCGGTGACGGTGACGGTGTCGCCGTCCATGTCGGTGTCGGTGATCAAAAACCAACCCCGGTTGATCCACTCGGTGTGAGTGCCGACGTCTACGCCGTAGTCGATGCGGAGCGTCTGCCCGTAGGCGGCGAGCGGATGGTCAGTCTCGATCGGCTCCCAGCTGGTGCCACGGTCAACGCTCGGGACAGAGAGCGTGATCCGTTCCGGTACGGCCAGGGACCGGTCCCGGGTCTCGCTGCCGTCGGCGATGGGGATGTCGTCGGCGATGAGCCGGCCGCCGAACCAGGACTCGGCCCTGACCCGCATGGTGAAACTGCGCTGCACTACGGCGAGCGCCTCGTCGGACATATCGAGCACGGCTCACGCCCCAAAATCAAACATGGCGATGTCGAGCAGGGTGCCTGTGAAGTCGTCCGCCAGGTCCTGCAGCGAGCTGTAGTTGTCGGCGATGTCCTGGAGAGTGAATCCCGCCGCCTCGAGAACGTCAGGCCACGGCTCCGTCTCATAGGTCTCCAACTGCCAGTAGCGCAGCCCGTCGTACCAAGTGCGGTCCTCCGTGTCGGAGACGACCGCCAGATGGTTGTCGACACCCGCCATCGTGACCTGCTTGCGGATGAGGAGGACGCCCTCGGTGGCCGCGGCCAGCACAGCCTGTAGCGCGTCGCCGTCCGCCTCGGTCAGGGTCCGCACGGTCACCGTGGCCTGAGCCCCTGAGCGCGGCTTGCTGACGGCGACGATCCTGCCGCCCACGTTGAACACCGTGCTCTCGCGTGAGCGTTTCTTGCTGGGCCAGGACTGGATGACGACGGCGGCACCGATGCCGCGGACCGCGTCGGAGATGACGTCGGAGGCGACCGTCGAGGTGATCGGGCTGGAGTAGATGTTCCAGTGCAGGCCGTTGACGTCGGTGAGCACTGCCAGGTAATCGAGCTCGACGCCGAGCGGCTGCTCGGCGTCGATGCGCAGCAGCGCGTCCAGGCCGGCCACGCTGACGTCGGTGGCCGCCCGCACTGGGGTGAGCGTGGTGCCGACCTGCCGGTACAGGGTGACGGCCGCGATGTTGTCGGCGAGGAGGCCGGTCGTGGTGAGCAGGTTGCGGGGAGGGAACACCGACTGCGCGAAGGCCTCCATGTCGGCGGCGGCCTCCCGGATCCGCAGCACGCCGGCCACGCCGGTGGAAGCGGCGGACAGCGTGGCCGCCATGGTCGGCGCCTGCGTGCCAGTGCCGGAGGACACGGAACAGGTGGCGCAGACGAGGCGGGCATCGTGTCCGTCTGTGACCGCGTCGTCGGCCCGCTCTGTGACTGCACCGAATGTGACGCCCGTCGCGGTGATGGCCTCCGCGCTGACCGTGGCCGTCGACAGGGGGATGCCGTAGCCGATGACAGCGAAGTCGCCGACGGCCCACGTGAGGGCCGTGCCGGACACGGCGGAGAAGCCGGTGCCGCTGGAGGTGTCCTCGGCGAACCCGAACGCCCACCGCCAGCCCGTGCCCGCACTGCGGGCCAGGATGCTGATGCGCCCGGCGATCAGTGATCCCGTCGACCCGGACGGGATGTGCGTGGTCGGGGTGGCGTCCGCGCCGAGCAGTACGCGGGTGAAGAACGTGACGCGACGCGGGCCAGCCGCAGCCCCGAACACGCCCCCGCCGCCGGAGAGGGAACCTGCGTAGTTCCACCCCGACGGCGTGCTGGGTACCGATTCGTCGGTGTGCGCGGACACGACCTGGAGGACGGCGAGGCGGTCGACGGTCGCGCCCGCCGGGTAGGCGGGCGTGATCGTGTCCGCGTGCGTGGACAGCGCACCGATGCCGATGTACGAGACAGTCACTCAGCGCCTCCCCACTTTCGCCCGGTACGCCTGACGCTGCTCGGACTCGCGGATCATCGGCGTCGTCTCGACGCGGACGATGTCCCGGATCTCCTGATCCCCGATGAACACCCGCACCTCGACATCTCCGCTCCCGCCCCGGCTGGTGGCGGCAGTTGCCGCCGCGGCGGGCAGGCCGGGCTGGGCTGTGTCCCGTCCGACGGGCAATCTGCCTTCGTTCACGGCGTCCATGAAGTTCCGCCCGTACTTCGCGACGGACGCCGCCTTGATCATGTACTCGCCGTCAGAGCCCCACAGCAGGATCGAGTCCGACGTCGACGTGCCCGGCCCGCTCAGCAGCCCGCCGCCCGGGTAACCCGGGATGGGACCGCCCTGGGCGCGCCGGACGACCGGGCCGCCCCGCGCCAGCAGGCCGGCCTGCGCCAGCCGTTTGTCCATGTTCGCCGCAACGTGGATGGACAGGGTCCGGCCGTGCATGCGGTCGACCGCGGCCTGAGCCGCTGCGACCTTCTTCGTCAGGTCCGAGATCTCGCCCTTGATCCGCGCGGTTTTCGACGACGGCGCCGCTGCCAGCCGCCGTTTCGCGTCGGCCAGCTTCGCCTTCAGGTCCTCGAGGTCGCCCTTCAGACTCGCGGTCTTGTCCGGGGTCTTGAGGATCTGGGCGGCCAGCGCTGCGGCCTCCTGTCGGGTGAGGCCCATCTGCATCGCGTTCTTGATGAGTTGCTGCCGGCCGCGCTCGTAGATCCCGCTGACCTCAGCCCAGGTACCGCCCGACTCCCGGGTGGCCGCAGCCGCGGAATCGGTTTTCGCCGCGAGGTCGTTGAGTGCCTGGGCCGCCGTGCGCTGCTTCTCGGTGTTGAGGACGAGCTGGCCGCCCTGCATATCGAGGACGCCGGCATTCTCCTGCGCGGCTTTCGTCGCCGCATCGATCGCGGCTTCGAAGCCGATCATCCCGCTGAGTCCCTGCTGGTTGACGTCGTTCAGCGCCTGGATGCTCTGCCGCAGCCCATCAGCGCTGGCCTTCTGGGCATCGAGCTGGACCTGCACCTCCTGCGCCTGCACCCCGAACAGGCCCATGCTTTCGGCCGCCAGCTGCTGCTCGAGGGCCTGACCGGCGAGCGCCGCCTTGTAGTCGTCGAGCTGGGCCTCTACCTCCTTGGCGGTGAAGCCCTGTTCCTTCAGCGAGGCCTCGACTTGGGCGAGGGCGGCCGCAGCGAGATCTGCCTTCCCGCCGGAGACGAGACCAGCCAGGGCCTCGTCCAGAGCGCCGATGTCTTCCTTGGCGTTCTTGACCGGAGTGCTGTCCCAGTTGCCTAGGCCTCCCAGGGTCACGACCCACTGCTGGACCTGGTCCAGGCCCTGCGGGTCGGTCACCTTCTGCAGGCTGTCCGCGAGCCCGGACAGGTCTCCGCCATACGCGCGCAGTGCCTCGCCGCCGACCTTGCCCGACCGGCCCAACTCCATGAGCGACGTCGACAGCTTGTCGACGTCCGGCGTCGGCTTCTGGCTGCCGGAGGACAGCATGTCCAGGCCGATCAGCAACAGCCCGATACCCGTCCCCGCCATGGCCAGCTTGGCGCCGCGGGAGAGACCGCCGATCGCGGCGGTGACGCCGCCGATCGCGCCGGGCGCACCGGCGGCCGCCGCGCGCATGGCCCCTACCTGGATGCCGAGCGCGAGGAGGGCGGCCCGGGCCGCGTCGGTGCCCACGGCGGCCAGACGCACGACCTTGATGGCGATGGCCAGTTGCAACAGAGTGGCGATCGCCTCAGGTGGCACCGCCGACACAACCCCCGACAGGGCGTTGATGACCTCGAGCATGCCGACACCGACACCAGAGCCTGCCTCCAGAACGTGCAGCAGGGAGTCGGCGACGTTCTCCAGCGTGTCGAAGACGATGGGCCCGCTCGCCTGGGCAAAGTCCCAGAACTCCCGCAGCGCTCCGCCGTCGAACTCGTCGCTGTTGAGCTTGGCCAGGAAGATGGTCAGCTCGTCGACAGCGTGGTCGAGGGTGCGGTCCGCGAAGGTCGTCACCCGAGTGTTCAGGGCGTCGAAGCCGGGAGTGGAGATGGCCCCGCCGACCATGGTGATCAGCCGGTCGAACTGCGTACTCGCACCCTTTACGAGCCCTGTGGTGTGGGGCAGCAGGGCGTTGGCGACGGCGACGCCCTTGGTGAAGGGGCCCATGACGTCGCCGGACAGCTCGTCGGACCACTCCTTGAAATTGTCCTTCAGCAGACCCACAGCGACGGCGGCCTCGCGCGTCTCGGGCGGCAGGGCGGCGAGCGCCTTCTGGTAGGCGACCTGGGCCTTGGCCGCTTCCTCGGACGCGGCGCCCGAGGTGCGCACGGCTTCCTCGTACTTGTCCTGCGCGGCGGTGGCCTCGCCGATGGCAGCGATCTGCGGACCCAGGGCGAGACCGTAGGCGGCAGCGGACAGCGCGACCGCGCCGAACTGGACGGCGAGCGTGCCAGCCGCGCCGGCGAGGCCGGCCACCGCCGGGATGGCCGCTGGGGCAAGACTGATCAGGCTGGCCTTGACGGCCTCGCCGAGCTTCCCTGCCGAGTCCGAAAGATCACGGAAGGCCGCACGAGTGGCGTCCGTGCGGTCGGTGAGGCGCCGCTCGGCGTCGGCCGTCGACAGCATCCGGCCCTGCAGGTCACGCAGTCGGCCGTCAGCGTCAGCCGTGATGCCGGCCATCCGCAGCCGCAGCCGGTCCGCACTGTCTGCGGTGCCGTTCATGACGCGGGTCAGCTCGTCGCGTCCGGCCAAAGTGAAGGTAAGACGCTCCACCGGCTTGCTCCCTCCTGGTCAACGGGTGGCGGCGTGCCGGTCGATCCACGCGACGAGGCGCAGGAAGCGGTCGACGGACAGCCGGTCGATCTCGGAGGGCTGCATGTGCAGGTAGTGCATGAGCAGCGGCTCGTACTCGCAGATCAGGCCGCGGAGTCCTGGCGGTCGGGAGCCAGGTGGCCTTTTCCCAGATCGTCGAGAGCCCGGTCGACGTCGGCCCGGTCGTGTGCGAGTTTGCGCAGGTGCGGTAGCAGCGCATCGATCGCGCTGTCCTCGTTCTTGGCGAGGGCCTCGGACATGAGGTTGGCCAGGACCTCGTCGATCTCGAAGCGCTCGATCCCCACCCTCAGCCGTCGCCGCCACCCGGGAACGTCGAAGTCGGTGAAGGCCAGGTCCTTCTGCTCGCGACGGCGGAACGCCCACAGCAGGGCCCGCATGGCGGTCGGGTCCTGCGCACGCAGGCGGTCCTCGATCGCCCGCCACGGCACGCCGTCCATGGCGTCCTCGACGGCGGCCGCCTCGATCGCCGACAGGTCGTCGGTCGAGTGCCTCTGCTCGGTGCCGTCGTCCTGCTTGTACGTGATGATCATTCGTTGTCTCTTCTCACTGAAGGTCGCGGCGGACGTCGGCGAGAACCCGCCCGACTTCGGCCCGCATGCGCGGGGTGCCGGCCGCAACGGTCTTGGTCCACCAGCCGGTCGGCCGCGCCCACTGGGTCGCCCAGCGCTTTCGGTTGCCGAACGTGGGATGGCGCAGACGGCCCTCGTCGATGCGGGCGGCCACGCCGGCAGTGATGTCTGCCGGCAGGCGCGAGTGGTCCAGCCACACCCTCGCGCCGGGACTGGCGCCCTGACGCACACTGACCCGCACCGCCCCGGCCAGGGTCGCGCGCAGCGGCCTGGTGGTCGGCGAAGGTCCGCCCCGGCCTTTGCGTCCCGCGCCGGGTACCTGAACGCTGCGGATCGCGCGCTGCAGGTCCTTCTGCAGCGGCTCGGCCGCCCGCCGTATCCGGCGGCTGGTGTTCTGCCGCAGCCGCGGGCCGCCCGCCGCACGCATGCGGCGGGACAGCTCGATCAGCTGGCCGGTGCCGAGGATCTGTACCGAGACCGGCATGGGTCAGGCCGCCGGGATGGTGACGTTCTCGGCGGGCTCGGAGGTGATGGCGAACTGGGCCATGATCTGGGCCGCGCTGTCGAGTTCGCGGACCTTGGCCTGCGAGGTGACCGTGACGGGGTAGACGTCCATGGTCTGTGCCGGGACGTCGCCCTCGTCCATCCACACGATGAAACCGGTGGCCTCACGGATCAGGAGCGACCGCACGTCGTCTCCGTCCGCCGATGCCCAGAACGTCAGCGAGGACTCGGCTGCGGTGATCTCGCCGCCGACGACCGGCGTGAACCGGGAGCCGAGCGTCGGGGTGGGCACGGTGCTGGACGTGGTCTGCCAGCCCGCCATGGCGCCCGTCTCGCCCTCCAGCGCCGTGCCCGCGTTGATCTCGGGCCGGGTCACCGCGGACTTGTTCGCGATCGACGGCAGCCACAGAACCTTCGTGGTGCCGCGCCGGTAGTAGCGGACCGACGTGTTGATCGGAGTCGACATCAGTTCTCATCTCCACTCTTGGTCGGCCGGCGGCGCCTGGCCGCGGCCTGCGTTGTGCTCTTTGCCTCGTCCGCCCGCTGCCAGCCCGACGCCTGGTAATGCGGCACCGACACCTCGTCCACCTCGATCCGCTCGCTCAGCTCGGGGTGGCACATCGTCACCCGGCTCACTGCGGCACCCGGATGACGCACACCGTCACCGACGTGACCGCGTCGTAGGTGATCGCAGCTCGGCCGGTGCTCGGGTCGCGGTACCGAGACGTGACAGGGATCGCCTTCTCAGCGCCCGCCGGTACGGCGACCGCCCGGTCCGCGACGGCCAGGTCACCGTCGACGACGCTGGGCGTCGCCAGCGTCACCGTGTGGCTGGAGGCGTCGCCGTTCTTCACCAGGAGCACCACGCCCGCCCCCGTCTCGCAGGTGTCCCCGCCGCCCGCGGCCGCCGCGAACGTCACGGTCCCGCCGGTCAGTCCCAGCACAGTTGTCGTCAGCGCAGCCATAGCTCGCCGCCCTCTCGTTAGATGAATCCACGGCCAGCCACAGTCAGCAGCAGCCGCGCCTGGGCCCCGTCCTCGGTCTGGTCCTGCACCAGCCGCGTCCCGGTGATCGCCGCCTCGAGAGACGGCAGGCCGAGGCTGGGCTGCTCGTTCAGCCATGCCACGACCCGGGCACTGATCTCGTACACGCGGTTGCGGGCGGCCACGATGTCGGTGTCACCCCGGTTGGCGATCGCGGCGACCGTGATCTCGAACGCTTCTTCGCGGCCGACGCCGAGGCCGGCGAAGTCGGCGAGGGACTGGGCTGCTTCGAAGTCGCCGGACGGGTCGCCGTCGAACCCGACTACCAGCCAGTCCGGGGCTTCGGTGTCCGAGACCTGGGGGCCGTCGCAGACCTCGACGCCGGCCAGGCCGCTGTCGGTCTGGCCGAGCGCGACCAGGGCCTCGATCACAGCGGGAATGCGGGAGTTCATCAGGCGATACCTCCAGGGTCGCGGTTGGCCTGCAGCAATTGCAGGGCCCGGTTCGGGATCGCATAGCCCAGCCCCGGAATCTGCTCGGAGACGCTGTAGTCGTCGCCGCCGCCCGGGAGGGCGCCGCTGCGGCTGGGGTGCTTGGTACGCCACAGGTGCTGGAGGATCAGCTTTCCGGCCAGCGCGATGTTCGCCGTCACCGCCTGGCGGCCCGCCTGGTAGACGACGCGGTACGGGCCCGGCCAGAACGCCAGTCCGTCGTTGCGGCGCAGCACGCCGGAGTCCGGGTCAATGTCGAGGGCAGAGGACGGGATGGCCTGTTGCCACGGCTCCACGCCGGTGATCGAGGTGACGGACAGCACCGGCGTGGTGTGCAGCAGCATCCGCCCCGTGCCGCCGTTGGTGACCTCGGTAACGGCGCGCGCAACGACCGGGCCGGTGAAGAACTCCACAGCGGTGGTCGTGGCTTCCACATAGGTGCGCAGTTCCTCGTCGGTGCCAGGAGTGGTGATCCTCAGCTGTGTCTTGGCGTCGGCGAGAGAGAACAGCAGCGGTGGCATCGCGTCGCGGACGTCGAGGACATCGGTGTAGGCGCAGGCGGGTGAGGTGAACACCCAGCGGACCGTGTGGCGTCCGGCCTGAGTGGTGGTGTAGTCGCTCGTGTACTGCCCGGTGAATGCCGGAGGGTTGGTCACGGCCGGGGTGACGGTCGTGCCGTCCGGCAGCGTGATGGTCAGGGTGACGCCGACGGCGTCGGTAGCCGTGCCCCCCGGTTCGGTACAGGTCGCAGTCAGACGCGCGGTGTCGCCGAGGTCGAACGGCACGGCTCTCCCCCTCTACTGCTGCGGCGGGGCGAAGCGGGCCAGCTGCTCGTCGCGCGCGTTGAGGATGCCGGCGCGCGGTGTCGGCGCCGCGGCCTCTGCGTCCAGGACCCGCCGCACCTCGTCCTCGTCGCCGCATCCCTCGAGGTAGGCCAGCACCTGCTTGACGTTGTGCTCGTGCGGGACGAACGTCGCGGGCTCCTGCTCACACGGCCCGCCCGGGTCCGCCTCCACAAGCGATTCGCGCTCGAGGGCCTGGCGCAGCTCGCGCGCCTGCACGGCGGCCTGGGCGGCGCGCACGTCCTGGCCCTCGTCCACGTACTCGGCGGACTTGGCCTCGAGGTCCTCGGCCTTGGCCTCGATCTCACCGCGTACGCGGTCGATCTCCTCGCGTACGGCGGCCGCGCGTTCGGTGCGCTGGTTGCGGTCCTCGCGCGCGTACTCCGCCTGGTAGCCGGCCAGTTCGGCCAGCAGGTCATGTGCCACGTCGGTACTCCCTCTCGGGCGCAGGACGGCGCCGGTACGCCCCTGCGGGAGTACCGGCGCCGTGAGGTGGGTGGTTCAGAATCCGGCGGTCGGGATCATGCCGGTGCCGGACACAACGCTGATCGACTTGGGCAGCCGGTCCGGCATGAACGCCAGGTAGTTGTAGAGCTGGAAGCGGACCTGCAGCGTGCCGGAGAGAACCTCCTGCAGAACGCGGGTACGCATGGCGCCCTCCCACAGGTACAGGTCCGAGGTGCGCGCGGTGATGATGCGCGTCTCGTTGGTGCCGGCCCCGAGGTTGGAGGGGATGTTGCCGTCGAGCAGGACCGGGGTGCCCACGGTCAGGCGGCCCACCGGCCCTTCGGCGATCTCGCCGGTCTGCAGCGCGAGCGGGTTGAAGGGCCCGTTCTGCTCGGGCAGGATCAGCGGCCGGTTGGCCGTGTCGAGCTGGGCGGCCGCCCAGTACCAGACCGACGGCGTCACGAAGGTGGCGAGCGCCGGCATCTTGCGGTTGGTGAACACCTGGCTGACCGACTGGATCCACGGCACGTGCATCTCGGGCAGCGTCGGAGTGGCGTCGGTGTACGTGATCGCGTTGATGCCGGAGGTGTTCAGGACGCCGGTCACCTGGCCGGACGCACCCGAACCCGAGATGAGCTGGCTGTCGACGCGCTGGTTGTAGTCGGCGACCAGGTCGGCGAACACGATCTCGTCGAACGCGATCGGCGACTGGTCGAGCAGCTGCATCGCCACGTCCTGCTGACCGGCGATCGTTCGCACCGGGGCGGTGACGAACGTGTCGGTCATGTCCGTGGAGGTGACCGCCGCGGCGTCCGCGGTCTGCATGCCAGTCGCCGTACCGGTGGCGATCTTCGGCAGGTTCACCGAGTCGGTGCCCGTGGGCAGCGGCATGTTGCGCACGGCGTTGGCGAAGGGGCGGCCGTAGCGCGGCAGGTCGATGTACTCGTCGATCAGCCAGAGCGGCGGCACGAAGTATCCGCCCTGCCCGTCCGTCCTGTTCGGGTTGACCCGCTTCTCGAACACGGACTCGCGCTGCCGCTCGGACAGGCCGGAGACGGTGCGCAGCTCGCGCTGTGCGGCCTCCTCGCGCCTGCGCTCGCGGGCGGGCAGCTCCACACGCAGCTCGGTCGCGTGGCGCTGCAGACGGGCCATGGCGGCCCCGTCGTTGCGCAGCTGACTGTTGGCCAGGTCCATGAAGTAGGAGTGGCCGTTGCCGCGCTGGTAGGTGAGCGGCTCACTGGTGACGCGGGCGCCGGTGGGCTGCGGGCCCTCCTGCCCGAACTGGGTGCGCAGTTCCGCCGCGCGGGCGTCGCGTGCCTCGGTCTCCTCGACCTCCTTGATGCGGCCGGACAGGGACTCGATCTCCTCGTCCTTGGCCTTGAGGGCGGAGCGCGCCTCGTTGAAGGAGGTGGTCTCCTCCTCGTTGAGGTTGCGGTTCTCCTTCGTCGGCGTCTCGATGACGGCGTCGAGCGCGGTCTTCAGTGCGGTCCGCTCTTCGAGCGCGGCCTGCATCTGCTTCCGCAGGAATGCGAGCATGTCGGCTCGCTCCTTCCATTTGGATCGGATGGGGTGGTCGCGCCTGCGGTCCGTCTCGGGTGGTGGCCCAGGTGGTGGCACGCGAAAGCGCGCTCCGGCGTGGGCTCCGGCGCGTCAGGTGGTGCAGGCAGCGGTGCGGCTACAGGCCGAGAAGAACGGCCTGAGCCTGGTAGAGGGGCATGCCCGCGGGTGCGGGCTGCGGGGCCTCGAAGCGGCGGGCCAGGCGCTCGTACAGCGCGCGGGCCTCCTGCTCGTCGAGGCGGTCGAAGTCGGCCGAGCGCATCGCCGGCGCGACCGAGGTGGCGGGGTTGGCCCCGAAGTTGACGACGCTGACGTCGCCGCGGTGGAGGTCGACCTCGAGGATGTCGCGCTGGTCGTAGTCCGGGGACCACATCTGCCGCGTCACCCGGAACGCGAAGCTCATCTCGTCGACGGCGCCGTCCTCGATGGCGGTGACCATGTCGCGCACGTCGCCGCGGCCGATGTTGACGTCGGCCTCCATGTGCAGGCCGGTGTCGTCCTCGGACAGCCGCAGGCTGCCGGCCTTGGTGTACGCCATGGCCAGGCCGCCGTGATTGAGGAGCAGCTGCACCTGGGGGTTTTCCCCGAGGGTCTTGGTGAACGCCCCCGCGCGGACGACCTCGGCGTACGGGCCGAGCCAGTCCCACATTTCGAAAGGCTCCTCGGTCACCGAGGCATAGCCCTCGATGCTCGAGACGCCGGCGGCGCCGGCCTTGGCCCGTACTTCCAGCTGGACGGGGAAGGCCCGGCGCACAATGCCGGTGACCTTGGCCCGCTGGCTCTTGTCGCTCATTCGACCTTCTCCTCTGGTCCGGGCTTCCCCGTCTCCACGGGCTTGTCACCCCACTCGACGGGCTGCCAGTCCTCGGCTTCGCGTACCTCGTTGATGACGCGGAACTGGTTGCGCAGCGCGATGGCGTGCGCGCGGTAGCGGGTCAGCAGGTCGGTGCGGACCAGCGCGGCCCGGTTGAAGCGGGCCTGCCGCTCCGGCGGCAGCAGGCTCGACAGGGCCCGCTCCGTACGCACCAGCCACGGGTCCGCCGCGTACGTCAGAAAGTCGAGCGAGCGCTGCTCGATGTTGCTGTACGTGAGCGAGCCGCCCGTCTCGTACCCGAAGATCTCGGCGTAGCCGGGCCCGAAGATGCGGCAGCACTCGGCCGCGGTGTACCCGTGCGTCTCGAGGAACTGGGACTCGTTGGCCTTGACCTGGACGGCGGCGAACTTCCAGTCGCCGCCCAGGACGACGGGCTCACGCCGGCCGCGGATGGCGGCCATGAAGCGTTGCTTCGCCGTGTTGGCCTGGGCCTGGTTGAGGCTCTGGGACGTCGACAGGATGCCCGTGGGGTGGGCGCCCTCCTCGAACCACTGCGCACCGAACTGCATCGCGGCGATGCCGGTCCCGATCGTCAGGGCATGCAGGGCGATCGGGGACATGCCCAGCATCCGGCCGGGCACGGGATGCACCCGCCGATGCCACATCTGCGACTGGTCGGTCAGCGTCTGCCCGTTGACACTCCACTGTGCGTGGCCGTCGATCTGACTGAGGCGGACCTCGTCGGGGTGCTGCAGCACGATCTGTGTGGGCGTCCCGCGCATCCGGTCGAAGTCGGCGGCCAGCCCGTAGCTGTTGCCGCGCAGCATCGCCGAGTAGATGTACTGGTTCGTCCAGTCGGGCAGGCCGTGTCCGTCGCCGCCGAGGTCGGCAAGCCACGGCGGCTGCGGGTACTTCCCGCCCTGGTTGTCGATCACCTGGAGCGGCATGCACTCGGCGATCGTCGCGGTGAGATTCACACACGCCCACACCGCGACCTTCTGCAGGCTGGCCTCGGTACGGGACAGGTTGACCCGTGCGTAACTGCTGCCGTCGGAGTTGGCGGGGATCGGCGGGTTGGGGAAGGTGAACGCCCGCCGCTCGGGCGCCGTGCCCAGGAGATAGCTCACTGCTCGCCTCCCTTCTTCGGGGCGCGGCCCGGGTGCCGGGCGGTGACGACGTCGGCGAGGATCAGCGCCCCGGCGGCCAGGAACCCGGCAGGCCGCCAGGCCAGCCACGCGCCGTACGCCACCAGGCCCAGACCCGCCAGGCCGGGCAGCGCCCGCAGCAGGCCTGCCGTGACGACGCCCGCGGCACCAGCTGCGGCCAGCTGCCAGCGCCGGACACGGTCGCTGCGCATAAGGATCCCTTCACCAGATGTTGTCCATCGGATCGCTGTCCTCCTCGATCTCGACGCCCAGGCCCCACTTCGCCAGCGTCACCGCGACAAGCGGGCTGATATCGACGTTCACGCCGCGCCGGGCCCAGGCCCACGCATCGCCGAGCGGGCGCTTCTGCGCGCCCGCCAGGGCCGCGGCGAGCGGCGCCTGGTCGAGGTGGGACATGGTCTGCTCGGTCGCGGCGTCGTAGAACTGGCCGCATGCAGCGGCGACCTCGCGCACCTTGGGCGAGACGATCTTCACGCCGAGCCGCGCCGCCAGCTGCTCGATGAGCGAGCCGGCCGGACCGCCCGCGTCGACGACCCAGCAGCGCGGGCGATGCCGCTCGTGCAGCTCTGCCGCCCGGTCCAGCAGCCAGCCCGTGCCGGGCCGGTGGTCGATCACCTCAACGTGCGTACCGCCCCGCCAGGGACCGGCCACGCCGATCGCCGCGTGGCTGCGCTCCGGCGTCATGTCGATGGCCATGGCCAGCGAGCCTTCCGGGGCGGAGTCCGCAGCTGCCAGTGCCCGCCACACAGCCTCACCGAGGACCTGCCAGGTGTCGGCCGTGAGGGCCGGGTAGTCGCCCACGCCGAGCCGCTCGCGGGCGTAGCCGGTCGCACTCAGCGTGACGCGCTCGTTGGCGACCTTCGCCAGCGTGAGCCGATAGCCGATGGCGGGGTTGGACTTCAGCACCGCTTCGTCGGACGCGGTGTCGTCGTGGGCCGTGCAGTCGGGCGGGCACTCGTCGACGTGGGGGTCGACCGACCACTCGAAGTAGGCCAGCGAGGGGTCCGGCACGCCGGCCTCGATGGCGGCCAGGGCCCGGTGCCGCAGCCGGGCGAGCTGGACGGACGGGGCACCGATACCCGCGCTGCCCAGGTACCAGATCTGCGGATCCTCAACGGCCGCCATGGTGGGCAGGAGCGCGTCCATCTCGTCGTCGCCGAGCACCATGTCCTCGTCGAGCATGTTCGCGTTACCGGTGAAGCCTCGGCCGGAGCCCTTGGAGCGGGCGATGAACTGCAGGATCTGCCCGGTGTGCAGCTCGATCAGTTCCTCACCGACCGTATACCGGTACTGCTTGACCCGTTTATGCAGGTCAGGGCATCCACGGATCAGTTTCTCGATCCGCTTGAAAGCCTTCTTCGCAGTCTTGAACTCATGGGCACTGTGAAGGATCAGATCCTCGCCACCGAGGAACAGGCCCCACAGCTCCCGCGCTTCGATGATCGCGCCCTTGCCGTTCTGCCGTGGCAGGTTGACCGCGACTTCGAACGACGCCCAGGACCCGTCAGGCCTCTCGCCCATGCCGACGCGCAGGACGTGCTGCTGCCACGGGTCTAGGTGCAGGCCTGCCTTCGCCGCGAGGTCGATCGCCTCCTGTCCCGCGGTGGACACCGATGGGGGCGCGATCTCGATCGGCGGCGTCTGCCAGCCGTACACACGGCCGTCCTCAGCCTTCTGCGGCCCGCTCACGGGCAGCTGCCCGGCGCTTGGCTCGCTGCTCAGCAAAGTCATCAACCATGTCCCCCTTCCCGGCGACAGGGGCCAGGGCCCGCAACTCGCGCATGACGGCACGCAGTTCCCGGGCAGCGGTGGCCTTGGCCGCAGGATTCTTCGCCGAGGCGTCGACAGCACGGGCGAGACTGGCCGCGAGCGCGATCATGCCGGGCGCTATTTCGTCGGCGTGAAGGCTGTCGATTTCGATCTTGATGGCGTTGGCGACGAGCCCCATGATCACCCCCGGTGGTGACGCAGTGTCACATCACGCAGAGTGACGGCCACTAAAAAGTCGAACTGAGTTCGCGTGAAATGATCTTGATTTTTTGGGCCGCGCAAAAAACCGGGCGACAAGGGCGTTTGGGTCGCCCGGCCCTGCCATCAAAGAATGGTCCGGCCCATCTCGATGATCACGCTCACCAGGACCGGGACGCCTGCGGCATCGCTGCCCGTGAGGCCGCCGGCCGCTGCCGGTACCAGCGGGTGACGACCCGCTTCATCTCCGGGTCACGCATCGCCTCGACGCGGGCCATGACGATCTCCTGCCCAGGGTCCACGGTGACGATCCGGGCGCCGAGGCGCTTGTACTTGGCCATGGCCTTGGCGCTCGGCATGGTGTGGATCAGGTAGACGTCGACCGTGTCACGCAGCTCGAACGCCGCGTCCATCGCGGCATAGCGGGCGCGGTGGGCGACGCGGAGGATCGTCGGGTCCTGGTTCCACGCAGGGGCGCCAGGCCCAGCGAGGGCGCGGGTGATGAGGTCCAGGTCGATGACGATGTCACGCGCTGTGGCGTGCGACTGGATCCATGACGACTTGCCCGAGGCCGGCGGGCCGGTGATCACGTACAGCACGGTCAGTTACCCGCGAGGTCGACGACGTACTGGACGCTGTCCCCGTCGCGTCCGCTCTGCAGCGCGAGCGTGATGCCGTCGATCTCGATGTGGTCGGTGCCGTAGGCGCAGAGAGTTACCCCGGTCTGTGCCGTGGTCTCGGCCATGCGGTCGAGAGCGTCGGCGAGGCGACGGAGTGTCGCCGCACCCATCAGGCTGGCCACGTTCACCACCTCCGTGAGGCTCGCTGGGTGGCCGCCCTGGCCGCCTGCGGTGTGCGGTTGCCCTTGCTGCTGTTGCACCGGCGGTGCGCCGGCCTGGCGTTGGCCGGGTCAAGCAGGTCGCCGCCGCGGGAGAGTGCGATCTCGTGGTCGAGGGTGAAGGACAGCGGATGGCGTGCGTCGAGCTGGTAGCCGATCTCGTGGCCGCACAGCCAGCAGGGAAGGCGCTGGGCGCGCAGCCAGGCGCAGAGCCGACGGTAGGGGCGCCCGTTGCGGGGGTTGCCGGGCACGGGCGCCTCCCTTGCTACTGCTCGCCGAGCAGCTCGTCCGGGTCGACGTTGCCGTTCTCGTCGATGATGCCGGTGTCCTTGAGAGCCTCGGACATCCGGAGGGCGTCGTAGTCGTCCTGTGACAGTCCCTTGCAGGCGTCGGGCCAGTCGGTGGCACTGGCCTGCGTACCGGAGGCAAGTGCCTTCTGGCAGTCGGTGGCGATCTCTTCCTCGGACTTGTCGCTGCTGCAGGCGGCGAGGCCTGTGACGGCTACGAGGGCGAGCAGGGCGGTGCATGCGGCGGTGCGGGTGTTCATGGTCCCCCCAAGGACGTCAGGCGCTGAGGGGGCATCATCCGGCGCGTCGCGCGGGCCTGGTGGCGGTGTGACCGTCTTGTGACGGCTGGGCTGGTACGACGAAGCCCCTGGCCGGTCGGGTGAGCGATCGGGGCCAGGGGCTTTGTGTGGCTGTTGTGTCCGGGCACGCCGGACGTGAGGCCAGAATGCGTCATGATCGCGGCGAGTGCAACTACGTACGGTGAGCTGCTACGCGATCCGGTGGCGTCGGTTGGTCTCTGACAGGTCGTAGATGATCAGTCCTCCGTCGGTCCGCTCGACCCGCACCCCCTGTTGGTTGTGTTGTTGTTGCAGGTCAACACCGCCCACAGGGGGCGCAGCAGGGGGCCGGGGGAGGGGCGGTAGGTCGTCCTTGTGTACGCCTACGCCCGTGCGGGTGCCGCAGCGTACGGCGCGGCGTACGCGGATGCCGAGGGCCTCGAGGAGTGCGCGGGTGACGTCCATGGACAGGCCGCGGGCGTCGGCGAGGTCGGCGAGGAAGACGTGCGGGTCGGCAAGCTGGTGCATCGTCTGGGCCAAGGGCTCGCGGTCGTCCTGGGCCTGGTCCTCGTCGGCGGGGCCGCCGCGGCGCCGGGTGATCCACCGGCGGGCCCGCTGCCATCCGTGTGTGCCGAGGACGCCGGTGATGACGTAGGCGGTCTCGGGCAGGACGGCGACGATCCCCCACATGGCGCCCAGCGCGACGGCGGCCAGGATGGCGCGGGCGGTGCGGTCGCTCATCCCGTCTCGCTCCCCCGGGCCGTCGGCGGCCGCGGGCTCGGTCTCCTGCGGCACGCTCATCCGAATGCCGCCGTGAACCAGGCGCCGAGCAGGTTGACCGAGGAGCCGAGGGGGACGGCGGCGATGCCGGCCACGGTGCCGGACAGGGCCACGGAGACGCCCGAGAACGCGCCGGCCGCCAGCTTGCCGTTGGACACCTTCGGAGCCCACTTCCACAGGGCGATCAGCACCATGGTCAGCAGGAACACGATGACGTAGCCGCCGGGTGTGAGGGCGAGCTGCTGGGCGCGGGTGACGTCGGGGGCGGTGCCGCCGACGCCCCAGACGAGGCCGATGTAGCCGGCCACGTTCGCGGCCCACACGGTGGCCCAGGTGGCCATGCCGAGGGCGGAGATCGAGCCGAGGGCGGCCAGGGCGGCGAGCATGCCGTACAGGTGGGCCAGGACGAAGGGGACGAGGGCGGCGGGCTGGCGCTTCTCCTTGAGGCACCAGCGCAGGACGAAGGTGAGGACGACGCCGACGCCGAGGGCGACTCCTCCGAGGTTGATGGCCATGTAGGGCATGGTCAGTGGCTCCAGACGGTGGCGACGTAGGCCGCGGCGAGGGTGAGTACGGCGACGGTGCAGATGGCGGGTGCGAGGTAGAGGCCGGGTGCGCGTCGGGGTGCGAGTGCGCGCAGCCCGAGTGCGGCGACGAGTGCGACGGTGGGCCAGACGAGTGCGGTGCCCATCAGGCGGTCTCGGGCAGGAGCGGCTGGATGCGCTGCGCGCGCTTCTGGCCGATGCGCAGCTCGGTCTGCAGGCGGCGCAGGGATGCGCGCTGGCCGGTCTCGGCGAGTGCGCGGCGGTTGACCTGGAGTGCGGATGCGAGGAGTGCTGCATCCGCATCCGGGCCGGGCAGTTCGCGTACGACGGATGCGGGTGTGCGGGGCTCGGGTTGCGGTTGCGGTGCGGGTGCATCCGGGGCCTGAGCTGCGGCGGATGCGGTTGCGCTCTCCTGCGGGTGCGGGTGCGGCGCTGCATCCGCCGTGGTGGGCTCGGCGACCTCTACGGCCTGTTCGGCTGCGTGCTCGAAGTCGTCGGCGGGGCGCGGGGGTGTGAGGGCGGCTGCGGTCTGGATGCGGTGCAGCGTGTCGTGCACCTGGCGCATGAGTGCGCCGAATGCGATGAGTGCGGCGGACGGGGGCACGGCTGCGACGACGTACTCCATCGGTTGCGCCCCGTTGCCGACGCCGAACACGTTGAGTGCGATGGAGCCGAGGGAGCCGACTGCGGCGAGGGCGTAGGCCCACTTGTCGATTGCGCCTCGCAGGGATGCGCGCAGCACGAGCAGCTCGCCCGCGACGATGAACAGGTCGACGGTGGCGGGCCAGGCCCAGGCGCGGGCGCCGGTGAGGCCGTTGCTGCTGGCGATGTCGTGCAGGTGTTCGTAGGACAGCCAGAAGGCGGCGGCGGTGAGTGCGATGGTGACGGCCGCGGCGCCGGCGGCGAGGCCTGCGGTCGGGTTCTTCACGGGGCTCCTCGGAGCGAAGTGGGGGCCGCCCCCGCGGGGGGAATGTCGCGGGGGCGGCCGGTCTGTGGGTCAGCGGGAGTAGCGGCCGCTGCGGTAGCGCTCGGCGTCGCGGTCCTTGGCGTCCCAGTCCTGGCCGGCGCGGTCGGCGGCGCGGGCGCCGTCGGTCTTGGACCGGCGGAAGCGGGAGGCGGAGCCGGTGACGCTGGTGCCGGCGGCCGGGTAGGCCCGGGTGGACTGCGCGGCGCGGGACAGCCAGCCCATCAGTGGTCGCCGCCGGGCTCGTTGCCGTGGACGCGGGCCTGGTGGGCGAGCTGGGCGCGGCTGGCCTGGGCGTGGGCGTAGTCGACGGCGGCGCGGCCGACGATCTGGCCGGCGGTCGCGGTGCGGTCCTCGGTCCAGGGCGTGGGCGCGGGCAGGTCCGGCTGCGGCAGGGGCTCGGCGGGTCCGGCGATCTCGCGCAGGAGGGCGGCGTAGGCGCTGCGGGTGATCCGCTCGGTGATCTCCGGGGCCTGGTCGCGCAGGCGGCGGGCCAGCGGCGGGGACATCGTGGTGGCCTGGATGAGCGCGGTAC